CAGAGCATGAGCATACGTCTCCCTTCGGTCATGCCTTCGTGACCTTCAAGGTAGATGCTCCTGTCTTTGTAGCCCGACAACTGGTCAAGCATAAGTTCCTACGCTGGAACGAGGTGAGCCGTAGGTATGTTGATGAAGAGCCTGACATCTATAGCCCTGACTTCTGGCGTACACGACCCGACAACAAGAAGCAGGGTTCTGGTGCAGCCTTTGAACGAGACCACCAACAGTTCCTACAGCAGCAGTATGTAGAAATCATGGATCGTGTGCTGCATATGTATGAGTATATGACAGCCTATGGTGTAGCACCAGAGCAAGCTCGTATGATGCTGCCACAGTCCATGATGACAAGCTGGTGGTGGTCTGGTAGCCTTGATGCCTTTGCTGATATGTGTAAGCTACGCCTTGGGCCTGACAGTCAGTCAGAGACCCGTGAGGTAGCAATACAGATCGCAGAGTATATGACTGACCTGTTTCCTATCTCTTGGAAAGCCCTTATGGAGAACGATTAATGCCCTACACTATCATCACTCAGCCCAACTGTCCTGCCTGTCAGAACGCTAAGAAGGAGCTTACGCTTTCTGCTAAGACCTACCTAGAGGTGGACATTACCCGGTATGAGAACCAGTATATCAAGAACCTGATGAAGTGGTCAGGGCTTGACACAGTACCTCAGATATGGAACCATGAGGGAGATTTTATAGGCGGCTATAAGGAGCTACAAGAGTATGACAAAGAACTACGCTAAGTTCGATAAGGAACGCTACGACAAGTTTGATGGCCAAGCTAAAGATGCTCTGGTAGACTACCTTGAGCAAGAGGGCCACCATATCAAGCGGGTAAAGGAAGACTACCTTGCTGATGTAGTATCAACTAAGGACGGGGAGACTTTCTACAGTGAAGCGGAAATCAAAACAGCTTGGAAAGGGAGTTGGCCAGCGGACTGGAAAGAACTCCGCATTCCGGGGAGGAAGGCACGGCTCCTACAGAAGCACGCAACGATCACGTTCTTCGTATTTCGTAGTGACGTGCAAGAGTGCTGGATCGTCCGAGGAAAGCAACTTACCTTAGATCAACTCAAAGAAGCCTATGGCCCTAAGATTAGTAAGGGCGAAATGTTCTTTCATATTCCTGTTAAAGAAGCGAAGCTAATTCGACATGACGAAAACGGTTGGACGGAAGTCATCCAAGAAGAACCATCAGCCTCAGCTACCAAAAAGACCACCACTGGAACCAAAGACGGAACGGCAAAAGCTGTACCTAAACGCACTAAAGACCAGCCCACAGACGATAGTGCTGGGACCAGCGGGGACGGGTAAGACCTACATAGCGGCCAGTTATGCCTCTCAGATGTATCTTGACAAGAACATCGAAAAGATTGTCATCACTAGGCCGCATGTCTCTGTAGGCAAGGAGATAGGGTTTCTCCCCGGCAACGTACTAGAGAAGGCTACACCTTGGGCTATGCCAACTCTAGACGTTCTGGAACAGTGGATGGGGAAGGGTGTTGTCGAAACCTCGTTAAAGAACGGGAATATCGAGATAGCCCCCCTAGCCCTGATGAGGGGTCGGAGCTTTGAGAATAGCTTTATCATTGTAGATGAGGCTCAAAACATTACCACCCATGAGATTAAGATGTTGTTGACTCGGGTGGCAGAAGGGTCTAAGATCGTTCTTAATGGTGACGTTCAGCAGTCTGACCTGAAGGATGCCAATGGTCTAGCAAAGATCGTTGAGCTAAGTCAGAGATACGCTGTGAACGTACCGGTTATTGAATTTACGATTGATGACGTAGTTAGGAGTGAAGTATGCAAACAGTGGATTTCGATATTCATGCAGGAAAAAATCTAGACCTTGGCGATGATGTAGTAGTAAAGCCTAGCCACTACACGCAGTACAAGATAGAACCTGTTACGTTTATCATGGAGAACCGTCTCCCCTTTGAGATTGGCAACATTGTAAAGTACGCCTGTCGAGCAGGGCATAAGATGTACCCAGATCAGGACTACACTCAGTCCCGTATCACTGACCTACGCAAGGTCATGCGGTATGCAGAAATGGAAATTAACAGGCTAGAGGGTAAGGAAGTCTTATGAGGATCATAGCCACACTTATTGGTTTGTTGTTTAGCACAGTTGCTGTAGCAGATCCAACAGAGAAAGCTATCGCAGATATTCGTGACATAGCTTCTATCATTGCAGCAGACTACAATAAGTGTGGTGTGGTCCAGATGGAAAAGGCTATCGACTACCTTGGGGCCATGTCCTCTATCGTCACCAGTGAGAACCCTATGGTTTCCTCTAGTGACCTTGAGATGGCACAACTGATGTTCTTTGAAGAGGCATTCGTTATAGCAGATGACTTTGCTAAGAAGGAGGGTTGCGACAGGCTGAACCTCTTGATTGATGCCTTTAGGTATGGTATGAACTACAACAAAGACGTGTACGAGTTCTACACTGAGTTAGGAGTTTTATGAAGGCATACAAGCTAAAGAAGTTTACTAAGCTCGTAGAAGATGCCGATATGGTGTATGGTACAGTAAGCCTTAACGCTGCTGTGAGGGTGCCTGTCAGGGTTCGTAAGAAGACCCTGCTAAAGTACCTGTCAGAGATTACCCCCGGCACTTGGTCTAATGAGCTTGTGATATACGCAGAAACAGGAACCAGCCCAAAGGGACATAAAACCTTGAAGCTGGTCTAGTCGTTCGCCGTTGATTTGTAGAATACAGTAAGCAGGACCGGGGGGCAGTACCCCGCACCTCCACCAACTTCCTATGGGGGTGAACTAGGATCGACTGGTGCTAGACGCTACAATGAGGCAACCGAGTGGTTCCGTAAGAACCAACCTTGATAAGTGCTAACAACTATGTTGCACCTTCCCTCGCTGTAGCAGCGTAAGGGACGGGCCTATGGGGGGCCTTGGAACAGAAGGGAGCTTCGGCTCCTACCCACTCTCCCATAAAATAATAAGAGGAATATATGAAGAATCTCCTGATTGCCGTCTCTGTCATGGCTGCTGGTGCAGCAACCGCACAAGAGGCTCCGATGTCTGTAGGAAACACCTACGTCGAATTGGGTACTACCTTTGAGGACCAGACTACCTTGACTGTTGGTACAGGGGTAGGCTCTGGTGCTTTGTCAGCCTTTGGGGAGCTTTCTGGCTCTACTGATGGCAACTTTCAAGTGCGAGCCTACACTAATGCAGAGTTTGGCAAGTTTGTCATTACTCCCGGTATCAACTACGGTTGGGGAGAAGACGGTGGAGACCTTGTGGGCTTTGGTGATAACAACGAATGGGGTGATGTCACAGGTGACCTTGAGGTCGCACTACAACCGGGTATCATCGGTGGTGAGTACGTCTTTGCCAACACTGGTGTAGGGGTTGATGGCTGGTCTCTAGAGTGGGATGGTGGCGAAGTAGGTGCTGGCTACAAGCTAGACCTTGCCGAGAACGTCTACCTAGATGGTCGTGTAAGCTGGGGCTATGATGACCAGTTTGAAGGCACTGATCGCCGTATCACTGCTGGCTTTGGTCTAAAGTTCTAGATACTCCAAAATCTAGGCATAAAAGAACCCCCGTAGGAACCAACCTGCGGGGGTTTTAGTTTGTCTGGACTAACCTATCGTCTTGTTAGTAGTGTTTTGATTAGCCATCCTATAGGGTTGAAGATGGTCCTTAGTATCTCACCGGGAGATGGAAGTATCCAACCCAAGATCAACAGGCCAAGCATAACCCAATTTGTATTCGTGATGTTTATGATACCAGCTAGGGGTACAGCATCTCCTGCTACTTCTGTGAGTATCTCTGTAGCCTGTTCAATCTGAGCATTACCAGTAGACTCAGCTAAGAGCGTAGCGCCCTTTGTGGCCAAGCCTATTCCGGTACAGGCAGTCAGAGTGAACAGGACTACGAACAGGGCTGCAAGGATTCTAGTGGTTATCATAGGGCTGTCTCCGAAGAAGCTCTTGAAGGTGCAAGATCGTTGTCTTTGCTTCAGCTAAGGCTTCACGGAGTTCGCCAATTTCTCGGAGTAGTGATTCTTTTTGGTAATTCAACTTCCCTACTTGTTCGGATAGGGTATCAATCTGGTCCTGCAATGTCCTACGGAACTCCGATCTACGCTCATGCTCTTGTTCGGTCCTCGCTTGAAAGAAGCGCCAGATACCAGCCGAAGATAGAAGTGCCACAACAATCGGCACCCCTACCATGCTCAAGAACTCAATGACCATCAGGTCTCTCCTTTAACTCGAAATGGGGGTAGTCCTTGAAGGTACGCCAGTCACCTCCCCAGACTATCGGAACGTCGAGTATGTCGGATGCTTTCTTCATAGCCTCTGCAATCGGCAGGAAGGCTTCTTTATCCCATGTTACAGGGATTGGTACTACATCTACTGCATGACCTGTCAGATGCTTAGAGTTCATCGTCTGGCTCTTGCCTGTCTCGTAGTAGTGTCTTTGTTCTTCTATTGTTCTCATGCCATCAGTGATCTCAAATGGAACCTCTGATAGAAGTCTAGCAAGGAAAACAACTTCATACAATTCGATATGAATTTCTGCTAAATGCTGCTTAGATCGTTCTGAGAAACCCCCCTCGTGGGAAACAGACCCCCCATCGTGGGAAAGTGAGTCTGTCACCCAGAAGAGGCTGAAGAGGGCCACCCAGAAGACTACGATGAAAGTTACGAGGGTGGCACGGGCCATTCTACGTTCCTTGGGTCTGTGGTGTTAGCTGGTAGATCACGAAGCTGTTGACGATACACTGCCCAAGCTGCGCTGTCAACTGGTGCGTCTGGTACTTGGGTCCAGTCACAGCCTTGCATAAGGGAATTTCTGTTGTTGCGCAGAGTAATCCATGCTTTGTCAACTCCCAGTTGCTCAACTTCTGAGGTAGACTTAGGTGTAGCTGTTCCGTTTACCACCCTATGAGTTTGCCAATCCCAATGCCCTTCTATACAAGGTCGATTTAATTCTGCGTCTTCTGGGTAGCCAGAAAAAAGACCTGTAATATCCCCTGTTTCTGGGTCATACTTTGTGTATAGTAGTGGGTATATCATTAGTTTAAAAACCTCCACACAGTGACTTTTGCTGCGTAACTGTCGTTAGTAATGTTTGAACCTGTGTACGATACCTCTACATTAAACCCTCCTGAGACATTAGACTTACCCCCTACAAGCAAGTTTTTAGCAAACACTATGCCCCCAGAATTGGACAAGTTAAAGTCGTCTACTACGGTCCCATCAATTTTTAATTGAGCGCTTAGTCCAGAAGAACTAGAAGCTCCTCCAAAAGCTGCTATTTTAGCAGTAACAAGAACAAAGGCATCCCCATTAGCGGAAGCCCCAAAACCTTGTAAAAATGAGTCAGAAGAATTAACACTAGCTCCCGTAAAAAAGTTACCAGAGCCTACAAACGTACCTTGTATCAGCTTACCAGAATCAATAGTTGCATTAGCAATCTTAGCATACGTGACATCCAAATCTGCAATCTTAGCCGTAGTAACAGCAAGGTCATAAATCTTGTCTGTGGTGATTGCTTGTGCTGTAATATCGTCCGTCTCCGCACGTTTAGTGGTAGCACTAACAGGTCCAATTTGACTGCCAAGTGGGTTATCTAACGTATCATATGCTTGCGCCCAATAGTATCTTGTTTCAGCAGCGCCTAAGTTAGTGTGATTAAAGGACTGCCCCGTTACGTTAATTGAACTAGCGCCAGAAATATTACTGTCAGTATCAAAGTGTAGCTTGGTGTAGTTGTAATTGTTATTGACAGGATTAGTCCAGTTTACAGATATTTCTCGTATGCCACCAGAAGCAGTAAGTCCAGTAACGTCAGTTGTAGATACCACGTCTCCAGTACCAACTACAACCTCCCCTAGCGGCCCCGGCAGGGTAGTATTGTCAGACTCAAAGCCTGTTACGTTCTGAAACTCATCATAAGTGGTGGACGTAGTTTCTCTGAGAACAAGGTCAACCTGTAGTACATAGTCTTCAATACTCAGGCCCCATGCCACAACCTCGAATAACTTATTGGTCCAACCAAAGCGGGTGTTTGTAATGCTAACTGTGTCACTTACCTGCAAAGGAAACGCATTAAGCCCAAAGCTACCAACAACTGTGATCTGACTGCGGTTCTTTTCTAGGGCAATATTAGCCAGCCTCTGAGCCTGTTCTGGAGTGTCAGTGAAGGGCAGTGCCAAGTCCATAGTGCTTTCTAAGCCACCATCAATAGTGACAAAGTTAGTAGCAGTGACCGTAGGGTAGTCGGTAAACTGATAGTTGCTCTTTGGCCCCCTAAAGGTTCCTCGTACAGCATTAAAGTTGTCTCGACGAGAGTGCCGTGTTGCTACAGACAAAGGAGACCGTAAATCGTCCTCAGTAAGAGTTACAGTAGGACTAACATCTTTACCCGCTTTAAGACGCCACTTACCTTGTGCATACCACAGGTAGCCAGCACAAGAGGTCATAAGCTGTGCAATAACGTCTACAGGGGGTTGAGAAGTCAGCCAAGCTCCGTTACAGGTGTACTTGTCCCCATCAGTCACAGACTCTTCAGAGACACTGGCAGCAGTACCTATAAGATCGTCATCAATGTTAGTGTCTTCTTCACCCAAGCCATAGTTGCTGTTGGTGAGAAAGTCTCGGACAATCAGGGCAGGGTTGTTGTCATACTGCCAAGTTCCCGGCTGGTCTGCTCTGTGAGTAGAGACCCCAAGGCCAGAGACATAGGCACTAGAGGTGCTGTCTTTTCGTGGGTCATAGACTTTCTTGCCCTCTACAAGAGCAGAAATCTCAGGAAGGCCTTCATCCCATACGTCATCAACATACTCAAAGACGATTGCCAAATGAGCAATGCCCCTAAGAATATGGTTGTTAGTCCACTTCGTACTGAAGTTTGTTAGACCTGATCCGTCTAGGCTTGCAGTATGATCCCCAAGAACTCTCCGAATCTTGATGTAGTTGTTAAACTTAGTAACAGGGGCGTTGACAGCAGCGCCCTTTTCGTCAATCTCTTGAGCAGAGGTTACGCTGTCTCCACTGAGGGAAAGTAGATACTTGCCCATATAGATTTGCGAGAATGCGTTAATCTCATGTCCAGCAAAGGCAATGATACGGCTAAGGTATTTGTTATTGGGACCATCAGAGTCGTCAAAGACAATAGCTCCACCAACCTTAGTCTGTCCGTAGATCACTTGGTGATGTAGTGCTGCACCTCTGCGGTTTACCGTATAACCACCAAATTTAGGTTCTACACTAGGCCCAACAGAAGAAGGCCCCATAGCACTAGCTAAGGCGTCTGCTGTAGCTTGCTTGGCAAGGTAGCTGCTGGCAAACCCACCAACAAATCCTACGGCACCAAGAGCCAATGCACCGGGAACGCCACCAGAGATAAATCCTTGGACAGCACCACCAGCGCCACCAAGAAGACCTCCTACAAGGCTCTGACCCATATCAGTCTCCTATATATTTAGAGTAGATGCGCTCAACTAAACTGAACTTTAGGAACTGCATCAGATTATCGAAAGGCTTGTGAACCTTCGTATTAATAGCCAAGACTGAGACCCCATCTTCCTTGAGACACTTCTCTGCGAACTGGATCAACTTAATGCCAGTACGACCTTTCCTGTAGTCAGGGTGCAGAAAGATGATGTCATTAGAAGCGAAGAGGTGGTCCTTGTAGTGAAGGTTTCGTTGAACAACTGCAACAAAATACCCCACCAACTTGTCACCTTCTCTGGCTGTAAAAGCCTTGAGCATTCCCTTTTGCTCTAGGTCGTGGTAGGCATCCCAGTCTGGGTTCAGCTTGATCTTGTCTTTATTAAGGGCTATGTCTTCCCAATGCTTTTGTATCAGTGGTCGGATGTCGTTCTCAACCGTAGCTAAGAACTCTTGTTGATACTTCATTCAGGGATAGCCCCCCATATGATCTTCTTGGTCTGTAGTCCTGCTACAAAATCTAAGCCCTTGTCAGGTGTACCCCCGGCTCCTGCTGTAGGGTAGGTGTCTCTCTGGTAAGCAGAAGTGTAGCGAGTACCAGCAGGACGCTCTAAGGCTACCAGCTTGTTCTCCACAGTCAGGGTAATAGTGCTGGTGTCTGGGCCTTCATCAATGTTCATCTGGTCCATATAGCCAGAGAATATCTCTACATAGTCTGTGGGGTTGTCCATCACACCAAAGTAAATCTTGCAGACTCGCCCTTGGTATGGTGTACCTAAAGCCTTGACGAACAGAGACCCGCTAGAGTTGTCAATACCACTGAGGGAAATAGTAGCCCCCCTAGCGGAAATATCTCCGGTCTCTTCGATAGGCTCGATCTGTAAGAACTCTCCTGCACCAGCGTAGTCTTTGCTGTCAATGGTACGAGTACCGATGCCATTCCAGAGATACACTTGGTTAGGAGAGTCAAACAGAAGATCAATAGCAAAGAACGGCTGAATAACATCAGCCGCCAATGCCGTAGTGATTGTCGAGTTTAGTGATCTGCTCATTTGATTGCAGTCTTAGCCGTTACTCGACCGTAGACAGCCAATGCACCACCACCTACTGTGATACCCTGCATGATAAGTTCTACAATCGTACCCTGAAGTTCAGGGGTCAGTGGGATACCAGTGGAAGCCAAAGCAGAAGAGATGAGCATAACGAGCACTCCCCACACAGTTTTGGACATGAACCACTTCTTTTGATCTAACATAATAGTTCTCCTGTTTATCTAAACTCTTATTGTAGGCCAACGAAAATTACGAGATTGCTCCGCCATCGTTATCGATGACAACGACGCCCTGTAACCCACTACCATTGATTGCAGAAGTACCAGAGGCGTATGATCCGGTGCCACCAGTCGGAAGCAGTCCAGAGTTCGATACAGTGGTTCCTTGACCACTCTGACCGAACACGTTGGACGAACAATAGGTCGGATTGGCATAGCCAGAGCCACCGCCACCGCCGCCCTCAGAGGTACTGTTACCACCGCCACCACCGCCACCACCGGCCCAGCCACCGCCGCCACCAGCACCGCCCGAGGGACCGGCGCCGCCGCCGCCAACACCGCCGTTACCGCCACCGAGGTTACCAGTTCCAGAATTACCACCGGGCGATGCGGAAATTGCGGTTTGGTTAACGCTGATAGAACCACCTGTACCAGCTCCCGTACCGGAGCTAGCAGTCGAACCACCCAAACCCGGGCCACCGATCGACTCAGCGTTCTGACCCGTGATACCGCCACCGCCACCGCCGTATGCTTGGTCGGCTGATCTACCGCCGCCACCACCAGCAACACAAATCACTGTGCCACCAGTCGTTCGGACACCCGATCCAGCTCCACCAGAGCCACCACCCGTTCCCTGACCACCATTACCGATACCAACACCAACAGCACCGTTATCCGATGAGGTACCACCAGTAGCGACATACACGTCAATGGAAGCTAGTCCAGATACATCAACGAGCGTCTCGACGAAGCCTCCAGCACCAGAGGCGTCCGTAGCACTGTTATCCGACCCACCGCCACCAGAACCCCATGCACGAACACGAAGAGTGTTTACGCCAGCAGGAATGGTGTAGTTTGTCAATCCCGTCGATGTAAACTCTTGAAAGACAGTAGGCGTAGTTGATCCGAAGACATTAGTAGCAGCAAGAAGGATACTCATGGGGCAGAAACTCCGGCACCAGCAATAATAGCCTTAGTGCTGCTAAGAACAGTCACAGTAGCCATGCTTGCAGCAGCTAGGTTTACCGATGCCCGGTCTGTGGTTTCTCCTTCAATGTAGAAATCCGTAAAGTCCCCGTCTTCAATAGAAACTGGCGCAGTGTGCTGATTGTAAAGGACTACAATATCCCCGGCTACAAGCTCAGTGGAAAGCGTCCCAAAAGTAATTGTGTGAGCGCCAGTGATTGTATAAACACCGGACTCTGTGATTTCCAAGTTCCCTGCTGTACTTGCGTGCTTAGGACTACGAACATTCTTGTTCAGACTGTCCGCAATCGTCCCGTCAACGTCGAGGCCGTCACTTGTATTTACTGAGATTGAACGAGGAAGTTTGGCGTTTTCAAGTTGATTTGTCATAGTCTATCTCACAGTGCCAAAGATTTTTAGAGTTATATGAGGTACGTCGTAGTACTAGCAGAGGTTGTCGCTGGCTGCACAGAGGCTACAAGGATACCGTTTCTGTAGATGAAGACGCCGCCGGGTTGCCCGTCTGAGCCGTTGTCAATACTGGCACCACCAGCACCATTACCGCCTTTGCCCCTAGGGGTGGCTGTTTGCGTCCCCAGAGACGGCTGTGTGACGGCTAATGCTCCGTGAGCCGTGCTTGACTCGAAAGAGCCTTCAGCGCTGACCAAGGATGC